GCAGCTTGTACTTGCTCAGTGAAGGCAGAGGCACTAGCAGCATCTGCTACAGGGTCTATAAGCTCACCTGTTTGTAAGTCTCTAGGAGCCGGAGCTACAACGTCCGTAGATACACCTTGTGCGCCTTGCATACCAGTTATAGCTGAGGTAGTTTGTTGTTGTGCAGCTACCTGTGCTTGATCCGACACAACACCCTGTGCAGGCTGGAGTCCAGCTGTCTCAGCTTGTACTTGTTGGTAAGCGGGGGCGAAGTCGTAGGTCTGTGCAGTGGGGGTGTCTTGTTGAGTAGCCTGTTGTACAGTACCAACTGTAGCTGCCTCAGCGAAGGGGGCGATAGGAGTAGCCTGCCCAGCGTCTACAGGAATGAAGTCTGCAGCTACAGGTTGTTGGTATGAAACAGGAGCTTGAATGGGCTGCATAGTCTGGGAAATTAAGTTCTGATCTCGCTGAGCTTGCTGTACGGGGAAGGGTTGATCCTCAAAAGCAACTTCTTCCTCTACGGCATCTTCCTCTGTGGCACTGCTGACTACTGTGTAGCCTGTAGGGTCTGCCTGATAAGCCTCATAGTCAAACCCTTCGGGTACTTCATAAGTAGCAGTGGTAGCACCTGCTCCCGTTAGATACAAACCCGTGGCTTCATCCCTACGTAAGTCTGTAGGTAGAGATATACCGTCACTTGCATAGACCGTTCCTGGCTTCTTAAGAGCACCCATAGCTTTGACTTTGTTACGTAGTCCTTCTGAGGCGTTCATAAAGGATCGTGCAGTAGCTATATCATCACCCTTAAAGCCATTCATCTGTGCTAGCTTGATAAGGGCTACATCTCCACCATCAGCATAACCACGTACAGTACCACCCTGAGCCATAGCTGTGCTTTGCTGTTGTTGCTGTGCTATCTCTTGCATTGTCCCTTTACGTACAAACCCAGGAGGTACATAAGTAGTTGGAGCGCCATTAACCTCAGTCACAGTCATACGTTGACCTAAGTTATTCTCGTAGATAACCTGTTGAGGCCCAGCGCCACCACCTACAGGTGCATACAAAGTGGGATCTACCAAGCCAGGTGTACCAGCATAGTGTGTCTTGTATGTGGCTGTAGCAGGCACAGCGCTAAGTCCAGCTGTCTGTAGCTGCTTACTAAAAGTACCTGCCTGTTCGTCAGTGATTTCTTTAGTAGTAGTAGGTACAGGCTGATTGTAGTAACTAGGAGGTGTTACTTGCTGTGTCACTGTTTCAGGTACGGCCTGTACAGGTACGTCTACACCAGCTGGAACGTCAAACTGTCCCATTTGAGAAGGGTAATCAGTCGTTGTTTCTTTCTGGTATACGTCAGAGACTTTCTCTTTTTCTTTTTTAATTAAGTCCCACTCAAGCATGTCAAGTTCGTAAGCACTACCCTTATAATCAGGCTTAAACTTCTGTATTAGTGCATCTTGTTCTAACCTAAGATCTTCTATATTTCCACTTGTACCAGTAAGGAAAGGAGTAGTACTACCTATTCTTCCTGCAGTGCTTGATGCGTCAAGCCCTCTTTCAGCTAGTTTTTGTTCAAGGTAGTATGCGTTAGCCGCATTAGAGTTGACTACCCTGACTTCATTAGGGTCTATACCTGCATCAATAAGGTCTTGCTCAGAAGGTTTCCTTGCATTGCCTTCTACTAAGATCTGAGCACCAATATCTACTGCAGAGTTACTACCATAGAAATCCTCATTACTACCTGGCGTGTAACCTTTTTCGCTAAGGAGTTCATTAGCCCTTGAGAAAGCAGTATTACTACTGTAGTCAGAGACACCTGCATTTTTGTAGGCCTGCTTTAACTTATTAGAGTCTACCCCTGTATTCTGTGCAAGATACACAAGGTCTGCCAAGTCTGTTATGGCTTCCTCTTGAGTCTTATTCTGTTCAGCAGCGATTTTTTGATAGGTAGCAGACTCACTTAACTTAGAAGCATCGCCACCTGTCTCTCTGTTGATGGCCTCCATGTTAAGAACACCGTCACGTCCAAACCCAGTAACCACACTTGTACCGTCATCAAATGCAAGTTGCCACTCTCCAGTAGCTTCTCCGCTCTTGTCTTTTACCTGTGATTTTGATACCATTGTACTTACCTTTACTTATCCATTGTCATGTATACTGCGCCTGCGATAAACGTCAGTACGGCGACAGTGGTTACTTTTATTGCTGTTGTCCAGATAGACTTACGTGTATCACGCCAAGCCTCTAACAAGCTACGCATCTCAACTATATCTTTCTGAGCAGAGTCATCAAGCAAGCCAATAGAAGCCAGTGCCTCCTTAGCCCCTTTACGAGCAGCACGGTCAAGCATAGCTTCAAGTTCTTCTGGAGTTATTATGGTCTGACCCATGTGCTTTACCGCCTGTAGTTATTGGATAAAGGATAGTTAAGTTATAACATTTATTAGTAGACTTGTCAAGTGTTACCACTTATTTTGTTTTACACCTAAGAAGTACATAGCTAGGATTAACGCACCTACACCTGCCAGTGCTACTGCAATACCTACAGCCCAGTTAATACAGTTGTCTATAAACTCTTGCTTCTTATAGACTAACTCACGTTGTTCTTTACGTTGCTGTGCCTCTATGCGTACTATTTCGTCCCAAGCACTGGGTCCATACACCCAACTTATGTGTGACTTTAGCTCTTCACGCATCTCCTTGAGCTTCTGCTTCTGTGACCATATCTCTAATGCGTTAGATTGGTTGTCACTAAACATCTTGTACATAGGAGGGTTCTTAGCTTTGTCCTCTAAGAAGTCTAGGTCACTTACTGCCTTAGACCACTGAGAGACTGCACCCGTCATAGCACTAATCTCACGGCCTACGGATACAGCTTTCTTAATACCGTTGTACGCTGTAGTAGCAGCCGCCATAGCTGTAAAAGGATCAATCACTTTACTTTGCCATGTCTCTGTGGTCACGGTTGATGTACCGTAGCTCACTCTCTATAACTGCTATGCGTTGCTTGAGTTTATTAATCTCACCAATAGCTAAGGTCATAGAGGCAAGTTCATCCCACAACTCTTCTATGTCACCCCACACGTACTGTATCTCTACGCCGTTGCTTTCAACGTCACGCTTAAGGTTAATGTTATCCTCAATAGCCATACGTGAGCCTAACTGACTTACTGTTTCTTCTAGGCTTGCTATTGTGGATGCTTGCTGAGATACCCACCATACACCACCACCAAGTTGTACAGCCATAGCTGCAACAAGAGCAATAGGAAGTTTTACATTTTCCATGCGTTACTCCTTAAGGTTTTGTAGGCCAGTCAGCCTCTTCCAAGTTAGGCCAGTTAGCATGGCCTGTGATGTCACGCAGAGCCTGACGATATGTTGTCATAGCTGCACCCATAGTTACATCTGAAAGCGCATAAAAGTCTGTAGCTGCAATAAGATCATCACGTTTACTACGGTTAACCTCTGCCGCTTCTACAGCATTAGCTGCAATCTCATCTTCAGTGAGATCAACAACAGTGCGTGTAAGCACCCAGTCGTTACCGTAGATTGGCGTACCCACAAGCTCAGTGTTCACCTCTTCAGTGATAGGATCAGTCGCATCCTCTTCAGTCATCAAGCGTACAACGCCTCTCGTAGGTGTCGTAGCTGTTGTGACCTTATGTGTCAGAGGGTCATACTCAGGCATTGCCTCTATTGTGACAGGGCGCATACCGTACCTGCGCATGATCTCAATAGGAACATTACGAGGGAATGATACGTTCGGATTGTCACGGCGTAGCTGGCCCGATGTATATGGGTAACGAGCTACTGCCCCGTTTGTGATCTTAACGTAAGACATTTAGTTTTCTCCTTGGTTAGGCTAGGACAATAGCACCAGCAAAGTAAAGATTAGTGCTATCAGTAAGCGCATCTAATTCCACTAAGGATGATGTATCTGTAGTGTCAAAAGACTTTATGTTATTAGTCCAAGATACATAAAGAGTGCTTGTAGCATCATCGTGTGCAGCATAAGCGTTATATGCGCCTGTATTTTGGTAACTTATTTCTGTCATATTCGATGGATCACTGACATCTATCATTGTAATAGGCCCAGTGTTTGATGGTACAAATAAAACAGACCTAGTTAAGTCTATAGCGGGTGACCAGCACTCAGATTGACCGCTTGGGTCAATAGTATCTAACACAGACATATTAGACGGACTTGTAATATCTACAGAAGTAACACCGTTTTTCTTACATACATACAATTTAGAATTAGCGAAGTCAGCTGCAGAGAAAGTTGCTTCATCTAATGTTGTTGTGTTCCGCAGTAACTGAAAGAACACTGGGCTAGATGCAGTAGACACATCTATAGACATAACTCTATCTGAAGCCCTGCTCAAAATGTATGCTGTATCCGTATCTGCATCAAATTCAACAGCCCTAAGTTGTGTAAGAGAAGCTGAGTTTTGAATAAATCCAACCACCGAAGGACTAGCCAAGTTTGATATGTCAACTATAGTAAACTTATAATCATCTTCTGTTGCCACATAAGCCACTTGCGTAGTTGTATTAACCTTAACACCCCAACAGTCATCAAGATTTGCGCTATCTTGAAGGCTACCTATAATAGACATATTAGTAGGGTCACTAATATCAACTGTAACAATTCTGTTTTGCTTAGTTACCAAAATTGCTGCATTGCGCTCTAAGTCCAAGTCTAATGCTTTAACATCATTTAAAATAGTCCCATTCAAGAGACTACTCAACACAGTTATATTAGAAGGATCAGTTATATCTAATGCCGTAAATCTAGCACTGGATGAACAGGCAACATATGCCCTTGTCTTGGGAAGGGCTGGCGGAGTACCACTACCACTACCCAAGCCCATCATCATTGCTAAGTTGCTCATGCTACTGCGTCCCCTGCTTGCTTGCCATAGTACGTTGTGCCGCCATCGGTTGTCACGAACACATAGACATCCTTCTCGCCTGCTGCTGGTGCATCTGGAGTTGTAGCCCCTGACCATTTAACTGAGGAAGGGTAGGTTATTGTGGCGGGGGCTGATGCCTCTGTGTTAAACTGGTAGACCCGACCAGCGCCCCTCCAAGTGACATACATCTTACCCGCCCCATCACCGAAGAATATAGCTCCAATATCTATAAAACTTGAATCTGCTGATGTTACATAGTAATCTACCGTAGATGTCTGTAGTGTTGAAACATCCCAAGCAGTAGTCAGATCGTATTCACTAATTCTACCGTTTGATGCGCTACCAGCAAACATTTTACTTCCGTCTGCGTTGAACGCCAAGGCCGTAACAGAAGTAGTACCTCCTGACGAGCTAAAAGCAGGGCTTCTAACTGTATGAGTTGCGCTAGTAATATCCCATGCTGTAGATAAGCTGTACTCTTCTACATAATTACTATCCGCTAAGTACATCTTTGTACCATCAGGTTTAAATGTTACATCCCAAGGTACTGCATTAGCACTTACGTCAACGGAAACATTATTATAACTAGCGGTAGATAAATCCCATGCTGTACTTAAATCGTATTCAAATACCGTTTGATTTTGGGAGGAACCTGCCAGATACATTTTTGTACCATCAGGCTTAAAGAATAAACCTTCCATAGAATTGTTCTGAGATGATACGGTGATTGACGAGGTGGCAGTTGTGCTGCAAGTTGATATATCCCAAGCAGTTGTTAAACTGTATTGCTTTACACTGTCAGCGTTTTTTCTTGTTACGGCGTAAAATGTTAAACCATCAGGCTTAAAGAATATACCCTCCATATCTTGAGCAGTGGTGGATAGGTTTATCATCTTGTTACTATAAGCAGCATTAGCCAAGTCATACCCAACCGCCACATCAGCGCCAGTGACCTCCAACGCAAAGCTGCCAGCACTACCTGATGGTGGTGGATTTTCAAAGTAAAGTGTTGTGTCGGCTGTAAGAGTGTGGGTGAAATGGTCTGCTATTTTTAAATCAACAACCTTTGAGCCGGGTGGGCGGTAGAACATATCCATTGGTACAGTTTTTTGTACCCATGCATCTACATCGCCCGTTGTTTGTAGTAACTGTGAAGTTAAACCTACGGGAATACTATCCCAAGGACTTTCAACTACATCTACATAAACATTTAAGTTACCTAAACTTGTACCATTTCGTGCCTCGTAAAAAGAGAAGGTTGGTGCAGCACTAAGTTCCTGCTCTTCTCCCCTTAAAAGAAAATCATAATTACTAGTATTAGCTGGGCTGGTTGTTTCAAAGTATAAATAAAAACTATCACTAACTGCGTCAGTTCTTCCTGTTCCCGTTGAAGGTGTCCCACCGCTGTCTCTGTTTACTCTACCTGCTATAGTACCTGTATTAACAGGGAACCAAGACGCTGAAGAGTAGTTGCTTATTGAGGTGTCAACTATAGTTGTGTCCCAAGGTTCAAGACCACTACTTGTATATAATTCACCAGCAAAGCTAATGTCATCTAACTGCAAGTCAGCAGTAAAAACATTAGCTATCATGTCGTAGTGAAAGACAGGACGTATTGTAACACCATCGTAGGGGTCTGAAAGTCCAGCGGTTTGGTGTAAGTACCTACCTGCCTGTAGCCCATTCTTTACTTTAAAGTTCTTATCGTTAGCCATGCTTCACTCTCCACTTAGCTAAATGCGTCACCAGACTGCACACCAAAGTAAGTTGTGCCGCCATCGTCTGTCGTTATTGTGTATATGTCTTTCTCACCAGCGGCAGGGCTATCAGGTGCAGTACCTCCGCCCCACTCAATGTCTGCATCCCATGTGATTGTAATGGCTTCGCTGGTTGAGTATTGGTAAACGCTATCAGCAGCACCTCCAACAACATATATCTTTGTGCCATCTGCATTAAAGGTTATGTCTCTTGGCGTATTATTTTGGGCTGAAACACTAAAAGTAAGGCTGTCAAAAGATGCTGTACTAACATCAAAAGCTGTAGAAAGACTATACTGGTTAATATCATCCCCTGTGCTTCCAGTAACATACATTTTTGTGCCATTAGAGTTAAACGCAATGCCCTCTGGACCCGTCTCTTGCGATGAAACACTAAAACTTTTACTGGCGTAAGAAGCCGTTGATAGATCAAAAGCTGTCGTTAAGGTGTACTGAAACACCGTATCGTTTGTACCACCAACCATATACAAACTGGTTCCATCAGGCTTAAATTTTATACCGAAAGGGTTTGTGTCTTGCGAAGACACGCTAAGATTTACACTGTTATATGAAGCTGTACTTAAATCAAAAGCTGTACTTAAATCATACTCAAAGATTTTATCTGTACTATTACCTACGACATACATTTTAGTGCCTACATCATTGAACTCTAAACCTTGAGAAACTGTTGCTGTGGACGAAAGGCTAAAGCTGACACTATTGTATACGGATGTGCTTACATCATATGCAGTAGATAGATCATACTCAACAACTACATCTGAGCCACTACTACAGACGAACATTTTTGTACCGTCATTGTTGAACGCCAAACCCTTTGGGGGGTTCGCCTCATTTGATGTGGCAACGGTGCTAAAACTTTTACTATCATAAGACCAATCAGATACAGACGCATAACCCGAACTAGCCCCCGTCACCTCAAGTTGGAACGTCTGCACAGCGCCAGCATTGCTAAAGCCATACTCTGCGTCTGCGCTGGGCGTATGCGTGAAGTAGTTGCCTGTGGATGTGTCAAAGGTTGCTGTGGCTACAGTGGAGCCTGTGGTGTATTGGTATATGGAGTCGTTAGTAGAACCTAATATATACATCTTAGTGCCATCATTGTTGAAGGTTATGGCATTGGGAGAACCGTCCTGACTAGATACGCTAAAGCTAACACTATCGTATGATGCTGTACTTAAATCAAAAGCTGTGGACAAAGTATATTGGTGTACGGTGTCGCTGGTGAACCCACACATATACATCTTAGTACCATCACTGTTGAAGGCTATGGAACGGGGAGTATTATCTTGACTAGATAAGCTAAAGCTAACACTGTCGTATGAAGCCGTACTTAAGTCAAAAGCTGTAGACAAACTGTATTGGTATATGGTGTCGTTGATCAATCCAAGAATATACAGCTTAGTGCCATCATTGTTGAAGTCTATGTCAACGGGAGTATTATCTTGACTAGCTGCACTAAAACTAACACTATCGTATGAAGCCGTACTTAAGTCAAAAGCTGTAGACAAAGTGTATTGATGTACACTGTCATTAAGGTCCCCACACATATACATCTTAGTACCATCACTGTTGAAGGTTATGCCTGTAGGAGAAGCATCCTGACCAGATACACTAAAGCTAACACTATCGTATGAAGCTGTGCTTAGATCAAAAGCTGTAGACAAAGTGTATTGATGTACACTGTCGTTGGAAAGCCCAATCATATACATCTTAGTGCCATCATTGTTGAAGGCTATGTCAAAGGGAGAAGCATCCTGACTAGATACGCTAAAGCTAACACTATCATACGCCCATATATCAGCAGACCCATACCCCACAGTCGTACTCCCACTAGCAGGAGCATCACCGATAGTAACCTTAGTGCTACCACCAATCTCAATGGCGTTCTTTAAGATGAAGTCTTTATCGTTAGCCATCACACCGCTCCATCTATTGCTTGAGCCGCTTGGTAGGTAGTACCGCCATCACGGGTGCTGAATGTTATTACGTCTGTTTCACCTATGGCTGGACTGTCTGGGGCTGTACCACCGCCGAACTGAATAGTGCTGTCGTAGGTAATGGTAGAAGATGATGGGTTTCGGATTGCCATGTAGATGTAGGTTTGGTTACCCGTTATTTGATCTAAGTGTGAGGTGAAGCCACTAGATGTAAAATCTAAGTAAGCATCTCCGTTTGCTTCGGCTGCGCTGCCATTTGCAAGCAATACGGCATCGTTCCCACCCGTAGCCACGCCCCGTTTATTATCAAATAAATACCAGTTTGTAACAGAAGTTGCAGATTTTATTAATAGCCACTGAGGTTCAAAACCCAAGTCTACATCGTATGAACTTGTACCTTGGACAAAGCTACCACACTTAATGGCACTGGTTGCGGAGGTGTCGTGTGCGAATAGGTAGGCTACGTAGGTGTTGCCAGAACCATTTACAGCCGCATCACCACTGAGTGAAAATACGGAGTTTGTGGGTAGGGTGTTGTTAAACCGGGAATTATTAGTAGCCATGCCGCTGGTATCATTGAGATAAATAACAGTAGATTGTGGGGATGAACCCAAAGCTCTATGAAAAACCTGCCAATCAGTACCTGAAGAGCTTGTTCTTTTTACAGCAATCATACCCACTTCGTCTGAGAGCGCATGAGATATCGTCCTAGCAGACCCCGTACCAGTCCATGTCACGACATCAAAGAACGAAGTTTGCTTTTTAAATGACCAAGCAACAAGGTCTTGCCCACTTTCATTTGTAGCAGCGTAATTTTCTACTTGAAAGCCATCAGAATTAAACTGAGAAACGTAGTTTGTACTTGCGTCAGCCGCATTAGTTACCGCTGTAAATAAACCCCCACCGCTAGGGCCACGCTCTGTATCTACTATGGTAGGATACCTAGCAGAAGTACGACTTTTTATCCAGACCATCCCACCGTCACCAGCTAAGTCTATGCCGTTAGTAATTGTCTGTGTGGAACCTGTGCCTTCATAAAGAGTAGTACTAAAAGCACTACTAACTCCTGTAGCGTCTTCACTACTTAACAACAACGTACCCTGACTAACAGTCCCACTTGCCGCAGGGTTACTTAGGCCAACTTGGATGTCAGACGTTGGGGTAATCTCAAAGACTGAACCAGTGGATAGGTCTAGGGTGTTGGTGGTTAGGGTTGAGCCTGACGTAAACTGATAAACTGCATCAGCAGCATACCCACTATAAAAGAGCTTGCTTCCATCATTGTTATACCAAGTAGAAAGATTTCCGCTATCTACAGCAGTTACGGTGAGTGTACTATCATGTGAAGCAGTGGATAAATCCCAAGCAGTAGATAGGAGATATTGATATATTTGCTGGTCAGAACCCGCCGATCCTGTTATTACTATGTATTTCCCATCTTGTGATATATCTGAACTATTTATGGAGGTAGTCTGTGTAGATACATCAAGAGAAACACTATCGTAGGATGCAGTAGAAACGTCCCATGCAGTCGAAAGGGAATACTGGAAGATAGTTTCGGATGTTGTGTCTCCTATATACATTCTAGTCCCGTCAGACTTAAAAGACAAACCTCTTGCATTAGTTACCTGACTAACAACACTGAAGGATACGCTGTCATAACTTGCAGTATTAATTTCGTAAGGGGTGCTTAAAGTGTACTGATAGACCCTATCATTTGAATAACCTATCATATACATCTTAGTTCCATCAGAACTAATTCCTATCGCAAGCGCACCGCCATCTTGATTGCCAAAGTTAAATGACTTGTTGGCGTAAGACATTGTGCTAACATCCCAACCAGTAGTTAGATTATACTGATACCCAGTAGTTGTGGGGTTATCTATAAAATAAAATCTAGTTCCATCTGATTTATAAGCTATGCCATATTGCGCCCCGCCTTCAGCTATAGAAGACGATACGTTGTCGTATGTTGCATTCGCCAAGTCATACCCAACCGTCACACTTCCAGACACAACTGTACCCAAGCCCTCTTGATAGGACGCAGGTTGAATACCGTTCTTTACTTTGAAGTCTTTATCGTTTGACATGGTTCACCTTTCCCCTTGTCAGATATTTACAGAGTAATAGCTTTAACCGTGAAGCCTGTGCTTGTGGTTGCAGTCGGGGTAGCTAAAATACGAATGTCTGTGCCTGAGATGTCTACGTCAAAGGTAGCCAGTGCTGTTGACGTATTTAACTGTCCATACTCAGTGGCAATGGCTGTAGTACCGTTATGAGTAATGAGTATCTCAGTGATGCTACGGTTAGTTCCATCGTCTGCCGTAATTACAGCCTTAACCCCGTCATACGTTGCATGGGCATACTCTGCGATAGATACTTGAGTAGTTGCGGTAGTAGTGTGTGTCTGCGTGTCGAAAGCCTCTACAGTTGCGTTTACCCAAGCTGAACCATTCCACTTGAGAAATTCGCCTGACGCCACACTTGTAATAGTTACGTTAGAAATGTCATTCAATGTATTAATAGTAGGGATACTATCGTTTACCCAAGCTGAACCATTCCACTTGAGAAACTCACCAGAAGCAGCAGACGTAATCGTTACGTTACCTACGTCATTTAGGGTGTTAATTGTTGGTATGCTTGCAAAGGATACTGTACCTGCACCGTCTGTCTTTAGGAACTGCCCGGCACTACCGTCTGAAGTAGGGAGAGTAACTGCTGTCACGAAGCTGTTTAGGTTAGCATCAGCGGTATTGTTTGCATCAAACGCCTGTACATCTGTGCCTATAACTAAGCCCAAGTTAGTACGGGCTGTCCCCGCATTGTCTAAGTCTGAGAGGTTGTTGGTGGAAACTAATGCGTTGCTAGTGTCAAAAGCTCCAGCATTCCAAGCACTACCTGTCCAAACGTACAGAGTATTACCTGTAGTGTTCCAATACAAAGCACCCGTTACAAGTGCATCGCCATCGTTGTCTACAGATGGAGCAGAACTCTTTGCGCCTAAGTAACGATCATCGAAGTTATCATAAGATGCAGCGGCTGCAGCGGCAGAGTTACCTGCATTAGTTTCACTTGTTGCGGCATTGGTGGCGGATGTGGCAGCGGCAGAAGCACTTGTAGCGGCACTCGTAGCTGAACCCAGAATGCCATCAACGTAAGTCTTAGTAGTCAGATCGGCATTATTAGTAGGTGTATACGTTGTAGTGATCTTGTTAGCGCCCATATCTATAGCGCCACTGAGAGTACCACCAGACAGGTTCAACTTAGTTGCATCTGCCGTATCAACATATGCCTTAGTTGCTGCATCCTGTGCTGCTGTAGGATCACCTAGTCCCGTGATCTTAGACGTACCCATCGCAATAGCACCACTCATAGTGCCACCAGCTAGGTCAAGCTTCAGTGCGTCTTGAGTGTCTACGTAACCCTTACGAGTAAGTGTATCGTTTGTAGCAGGGGCAGCTGTAGAAGTAGCTTTGTTTGCTCCAAGAGTAATGTCACCTGTCATTGTACCACCAGCAAGAGGCAGCTTAGTAGCAATGCTTGTAGTGATGGTAGTAGCAAAGTCTGGGTCATCGCCCAGCGCAGCGGCTAGTTCGTTTAGTGTGTCCAGCGTACCGGGTGCAGAGTCTACAAGTGCAGCTACCTCTGTGTCCACATAACCTTTAGTGGCAGCATCAGACGTAGCACTTGGTGTACCCAGACCCGTGACAGTGTTACTACCCATAGTGATGTCACCAGACATCGTACCGCCTGTAAGGTTTAACTTGAGTGCATCGTTAGTGTCTACATAATTCTTTGTCGCAGCTTGTTGTGCAGTAGTAGGGTCACTCACGTTTAACAGGGCGGTACTTGTGAAGTCTACTGTGCCATCCACTACAAGGTTATTCAGAGTAGTTGTACCCGAAGAGGCAGTCACGTTACCTGTAAGATCACCCGTCACATCTCCTGTGACATTACCCGTTACGTTGCCCGTTACATTACCTGTGACATTACCTGTGAGTGTACCAGTGAAGCCTGTGTTAGCTGTAATAGTTGTACCTGTTATAGCCTGTGCAGTTGTACCACCAATAACTGAACCATCAATAGTACCGCCATTAATGTCAGCAGTTGCCAGTGTGGCTTGCCCAGATGTCGATACAGTTGTAAAGCTACCAGCAACAGCACTAGAAGCACCAATAATAGTGCCATCAATAGCACCCCCGTTGATGTCTACAGTAGCATGGGTGGAGTTACCTGTTGTAGTAAGGCTACCCGCAGAGATAGCACCTGTGAAAGTAGATACGCCTGTAACATCAAATGTACCACCTACAGAAGCGTTACCTGTAGTGTCCATTGTAGTGAAGTCAGCAGCAGCAGGAGTAGTTCCGCCAATAATCGCACCGTCTATGCTGCCACCAAGAATAGTAACGGAGCCAATCTCGCCAATACCATCTACATACAGGTTCTTAAATTTAAGTCCAGATGCACCAAGATCAATGTCATTGTCTATTATGGGTACAATAGCACCGTCTTGTACTCGTACCTGCTCTACTGCAGCACCACCTACCTCACTAAAGAAACCAATACGATTATTAGTTGTATCTATTACAACTTTGTTCAATGCATCGGTGTCAGCAATAAGTGGTACGTAAGCACCCTCAGTGGAACTACCATCGTGTTTGTGTCCACCAGATAAAGCAAATGCGTCACGAATGGCGTTGTACTCTGCGTTTACTGGTGCAGCCTTAATAACCGCATTAGCGATAATGTCAGCTACTGACTGTCTTGTATAACCTGCCATGCTACAACCTATCTCCCACTCCGAATGTGATTACTATGCCTTGAACGCTGTGCGAGGCATTAGTGTCGTTTGTTACGTATTTTAAGGATGCTGACTTACCTGAGCCTGATATATTTACTCTGCGTACTGGTGCAGGGTTTCCATCAAAGATTGCTGTACTGTCATACAAGGCTTCGTTGTAGTATGCTGCAGCACCCTGTGTTGTTAATGTAAAGTTAGTTGGACTCAGTGTGTCTACATCCTCGTAGTCATACAAGGCAGACATAACGATCTCGTTGTCACCCTCCGAACGCAAGTAAGTAGCTACAGTGTAGAATACCTTACGTTGCTCTGGGTCTTGCATATGAAAGAATGGTGTCTGGAATACAGAAAAGATGTCCTCGCCATCAAAGTCATTACCACGTTCCTGCCTATGCACTTTACCTGCTGAGTCACCGTGAATAACAAACTCGTTCTGACCTATGTACCCACTGTCTGCACAAGTAGCGGTAATACCCAGCATCTGACTGTATTCAAACTGTAGTCCATTAGGTGTCTGTCTAAACCCACCAATAATACCCTGAGTATCACTGCCTGAAAAGAAATAACGGAACTGCGTCTTCTGACGAATAACAACAGCGTTAAGACCCTCTAGGTCTACATCAAAGATAACATCAGTAAAGATAGACTGAATGTCTTTAGATACCGTTTCAAGGTTAACGTCACCAATCTTATCAGTACCACTAACAGGACGTAGACCATCCTGTGACAAGAATAGCAAGTCGCCACCAATCTCAATAACACTATCAGTAGCTAGACAACCAAGGTCATCCGTAATATTCTCAAGTAAAAAGTTAGCAATGTTGTTGCCTGTAAGTTTACGGATATTGTTAGTACCAAAGATGTACAACGCATCTCGAAAAGGTTTAATTGCTACGATAGGGAAACCCACGTTAATAACGCCTGCGCCATCAGCAGCAGCAAAGCTAGTCTCATCGTAAGGCGCACTGAAGTATAAATTAGTATCTTCAGTAGGGTCACCCGATAAGAATAAATGGTTCTGATAGAATGTAGAATATCTAGGCGCACTAGGTGCATCCGTATGAGTAATCTGTGTATAAGTAGTACCATCATAAGTAGATGCAGGGTTAATACCATCTGTTAAGACTATCTTAGGGCTACCCCAGTTAAACTTAGAAAAACGTACCTTAGTAACACCTGACATTGTAGGTGAACCAGAAGTAGTTACAGCAACCCAAGCATTTCCTGACCAATAATGTAAATAGTTATTTCCGCTAGAGGGTCTACGGCAAGCAAGAATGCCGTTATTAATGCCATTAGCTACACATACACCAAGTACATCTCCTGTACCCGTAACAGTACCAAAGTCATTAATAAATCCGCTGATCTTACGATAGCCACCAGTAACAGCAGGCTCATAGTTAATCAATGAGATAGCTGAACCAGGCTGTGTCTCACCCTGTGATAGCACATCACGGCTAGTGTTAAGACCGCCTTGGCAGAAGACTTTAAATGAGGCTAGATTATCAGCCATTAGTAACCGCCACTAAAAGAAGATGTACTACCTCGTGTAACTACCGTGGACCTAATTTCAATAGCATCATCCA